GTGAAGTTCTTTGCCGCCGTTGCCACTGCTTTAAGCTGTGTTAATACCGGTATTTTATTCGCCATTCTCTGCACCTCGATTCAATGCTTTATACTTCGCTTTATACTTCATAGCATCAGGCGAACACCGCATTAATCATCTCGGTTACTTCCGCGTCAGTAGCGATAATCATGCCATCAAGCTTGGTCTTATCCGCAGACGACATCAGACCGTTGGCGGAAGCTGTTGCAGGGCTGTAAGTGGTGTTAGTAGGCACAACCCAAGTACCATCTCCGCGAAGGAACGAAGTCTGCTTACCAGCGGCAGGAGCGGGAACAAGACCCATAGCACCAGCCGCACTCGCTGTAGCGGCTTTCATTGCAGAATAGGTGGTGTTAGTTGAGGGTATACCTAAAGCTGTAATGTCAGCCTTAGCAACGGCTGTAACCGCACTAACGTGTCCCGTAGCGTCAACGGTTATCTTGTAAAGTCCCGAGGACTTAGCTGTATAAGCTGGGTGAGTGTAGTTATTTGCGTTAGCGGCGATTCCTGCCAGCTTGTTCTTTTCAGCAGTGGTGTAATCGTTCGTAGATAGCCCCTTGCCGCTTACCTTTTGTACATAATTGGAAAGGTCAACTGTTGTATCATCCAACAGAACCACCTCAGTACCAACCTTTGCGTAAATATCATAGTGACCAGTGCTGGAGTTCATCACGAGATAAAGGATGTTTTCCTGAGCAGTAGAAGCCGTAGGAACAGTATCTACTTTCTTAAAAGAAGCGTGTCCAGTCTTTGATATTGCCGTGCTTATAGCGGTATTAACCTGTGTGCTTGTTTGGAAGCCAGAGTCGTTTGTAATCTCAGAAACCTTTGTCGGAACCTTGATATTGACTGTCTTGGATGTTACCGTCTGAGCAGCGCCATTTACGCTTATCTTTTCGATGACGTTGGGCTGCCCGCCAGCATTTTCGAGTGTCGTAACCTTTGCCTTAACTTCATTGACCTCGGTCTTGGTTGCGTAGTCGGTCTTAACCTTTTCTGCAAGTGCCTTAAGTGCTGCAAGTCTCGTAAGTTTTGTTTCATCGTATGCCATAATTTTTCCTCCTAAATTTGTTTTGTATATGCGAAAGAGGTGCTACACTTTATTGCGTAAACACCTCATTAAGCATTTCGTCTATTTCTTTTTTTGTGGCTATCACCGAATCACCATCAGCGGGGATATAATTTTCCGCAAAAACGTCTGTCATCATTTCAGATACGTCATGTTTAGATGCAATCATGGTATCATCAAGTTCAGAGTAAACTGAAACCGTTCCGTCCGGCTTGCATTCCAAACCGTCTCCGAGCTTTATACCACCTAAAGTATCTGATGTAGCTACCGGCAGCACATAGTTAGTTCCATCGCATCCAGAAGCACTGGGAACGAGAAAAGCGGCGGTAAGTGCTATCGGTTCTGTTGGAACTAATTCAGTCCAGAAAACTATTCCTCCGTCAAAGGTTTCTGCTGTTGGACATAGTCCTGATTTACGTGCTGTGAGTACGCTTGACGTATTTACAGTTACACATGGGTAGTAAATACTACGTATATCCTTGTCGGTCAGCCTTAAAGTAAAGCAGCATCCAGAAACTTCTTCACAGTTTTCCCAGCTTTCTACCGGCAAAGTCAAGTCTTTAATCAAAGCTGTACATCCACCGGTGTCTTTTTCAATGATTAGGTCTATAGGCATCTGATACAATGCTTGTTTTCCATCTTCATTGCTTTGAATTCCAAGGAGGCAAGCATTTTCATCTATTTTTTTTGCAATTGGTTTTTTTGTTACATCGACTGTTTTAATCATTTGTTATCACCTACCTTATTGCAATATATCTGTAAGACAAGCCTTTTCGATTGGTATATACCATCATTGTTGTCGAAACGCCAACACTATCATCGTTATATCCGACAGCAAAGCCATTCTGCGTGACGGACAGCACGGTGTATTCTTTGCCATTGTATGATGTCTTTATCGGACCACCCCTTAGCGCTAATCCACCATAGTATACGCATGGGAACTCCACAGCCGTTCGGTATTTTGCCGATGTTCTGCCATGTGAGTCAAAAAGTAATACTGCCCTTGGATAAAACCCGAGTGGTATTTCTCTGTAGGCTTGATTATTACCAGCGTACTCACCGACTACTTAAGGCTGTTTGATATCAGTTCTGATAAAGATTCAAGAGATGTAACTCCAGTACCGCCAAACTTGACCGGCAGAGTACCGAATACAGGGCTTCCTGATTTCTCAGAGTAAAGCGCACCAACTCCGAGCAAAGACTCGCAAGCTTCCTCTCCATTGGCTTTAAGCAGTCCTCCGGCTTTTGGATTTGATACGCCTGTGCCGCCGCGCTGTGGCTTGAGCGTGCCGGAATTGATTTCAGTTGTACTATGCGTATGCGACTTTTTGGCAGCTTCGATTTGTTCTGCTGTTACGCTGTGCGGATTCTCCTTGTCATTCAAGTGAGTTAAAAGTCTGGCAATAGCAAGTTTGATTTTACCGAATATAGTGCTCAGCTTTTCACTTGATTGGATATTTTCAAGCTTCTTTGCCTCCTCAAAAGTCGGAGCTTGGTCATCGGTAGACACGTTTGGAACATTGCCAAGACCAAGCTGCTCTTTTGTGACTTGATGTGGATTGTTCTTATCATTGATGTGTTTATCAAAGTCTGACTTTGTGACGTAAACTAGCGAGCTATTTATTGCTGCTGTTACGTTTTCTGCACTTCCAATAAAAACAAGAGCGTCAAATTGCATTTCAAAAACTCTGCTTGAACTGCCTGGCACGTAGTCTGCTAAGCTTTCATCCTCACTGCCGAGCGCATAAAGTATTTCTTCATTTTCTTTTTCGGGGTTGTCAGCGTAGATTCCAATCTCGGTAATTCTGAATCCGTCTGATAGGGAAGTGTTAGTAAAGGTTGTTGTAAGAGTAACGTAGGATTTGTTTGTAGTTATTGACGTTATCTCTGATGTTATAAGCGGATTGGTGAGCGCTACAGCGTTCTCAATATCTTGCTTTGGACCATTGCCAAACTGAATTTTTGTGAAGTTAATACGTTCACCGACTAATGCCCTAAGTAAGAGACTTTTACCAGCATCGGTTAGTTTTGGTGTCAATTCTATTCCTCCTCACTCAAAATACTGTGGTTACTGATGATAAGTGCAAAATCGTTTTCATCAGTAAGTATGGTGTTATTCTCATCCGCAAGAGCTTCCATTGCTTCTGCTGGCCATGCGTCGGTGATTATTGTCTGTTTGACGGAAGTTCGAAAAGCGATACCAATGTAATGTGGTATTTTTGCGGGATTTATAGCGTATGTTATACCGTCCAATCGTGATCTAAGACTTTTATAAAAGTCGATTAGTTGTAGAACGCGGTCATGCTTGGCAGAATCTATAACAGCGTCGTTCACGTGTATTATCAGCCTAAACCAGTAAGGCTTTCCGCCGTATTCCCACCACTCCTGAACGGTAGTATCAGGATAAATTGCTGATATAGCTGTTTCAACAGCGCTTTTAGTACCGAGACGTTTATGTACAATAAAACTGTTTTTTAGCGTTCGGCGTTTTTCTTCGAGGCTGTATCCATAGTCCCACCAATCGACCTTGAAATCATATGCCAGTATGTCAAGCAGGTCTTCCGGCAAAGAGTCAATAGCGGCATATATGTATAGCTTGTCTATTTCTTTAATTCTCTGTTCAAGATATTCTGCCGTCAGTTCGGCAAGTGATACCATGGCCGCATCGTTTTTTAAGGAATCAGGAAAAGAGGAAAGCATACTTTCGTATGTCACATTCTTACTCATCTTCATTTCCTCCGCTTACGACACTTATATTTCTCAGCTTTGCTATTTGAGGAATCGTGTTGTCCTTTCCATCCCGCAACTTCATAAATTGAGGGCTTATTAATTCAATACGTTTAACGCCGGTATTCATTATTAATCCGTATAGCTCGGAAGGATTAATGTCCCTTCCGATTTTTGAACATTGCCATTCTATATATTTCTCAACAGCCGTATTTACCGAATCTTCGATTTCTTTGTAGCTGTATGCACTGTTTAGCGGCACATAATATTTCAAGTCAATATCGTAAGATATCGTTTCAACGTCCTTCACAGATACCTTGTCTGTAAGAGGTCTTACAATATCTTCGCTACAGGCTTCAAGTATGGCAGACTTGATTTCTTCGCCGGCAATCTCTCCACTGCCAACAACTGCATAGATATTGACTTCACCCGGTGCTGGGGTGTTAACGACGACATCAGTTATTTCACTGGAGGCTTTTCTCGCGTAGTACGCATATGCGCCTTTTGCACCGGCACAGCTGTATGCGTCCATAGAAGCGCGCATATTGTTGTAATACTCCTCGTCAGAAGCTTCCTCGGTGCCGCCGACGCTCAAATCGATGTTTTCACAGCTGACAAGATAAGGTATGCTGTCAACATCAATTAATTTATTTATTTGTCCTGCGGCATATCCATTGCCTATGGTACCGACTGTTTCACATATGGCTGCAACATCAACGCTTGTGTTTCCAATCTGGATATACGTATCATGCACAGTACACCAAACCAGATTACTGCTGCGGTCTGTAATCCTCGTCCCAGCTGGGATAAGTATGGCTGTTTCAAGCGGCTGGACTATTGTAAATCTGATAGTGCATTTAGCGGCCTGTGCCAGAGGACGATGTGAGTCATAAAATAGCTCACCGAGGGCGTCAAGGTTCTTACCTTCTGCTCTGCTCGGAATATTTTGATTGCCGACATAGTTTGTGATAACTCTTTCCTGTATTATTACAGACGCTACCCATGCGATAAACAGTCGTTCAGGGTCTGCTGGCTGTAGGGTATGCTTGGTTATTTCTTCATATTTGGAAATCAGCCCAGATAGTATTCCAGCACTTTCAGTGCTTACAAACTTATATAATTCGTTTCGCAGGCTCATGTTTTTATATCCACCTCCACTATAGCAGTTACCTTGCCGTTGATGGCTTGGTTGTGTTCAAACGATACTGATATAAGTTTGGCTCTCGGTTCAAATCTTTCTATACCTTCCTTGATTTCCTTAGTCATAATCGCTTCGTACTGCGGAATTGGCTTATCAATAAATTTTCCGGGAAGTCCGAATTCTCTGTACATCGGTACCGTTCCTTGCCGAGTAGATAAAATCAAGGAAATGTTCTGAAATACAGATGAAACGAGTTCGTTTTCGCATATAGTATAATTCGGCGCAGTATCAGTCCGAAATGTATATCGCATTGCTTTCACTCCTTGATATATTCTGTTAGCGTAAGGGACACATCCATATCGGTGACGTTTCCAAACTTATCGTAGTAATTGTAAGTTGCTTTGCATTTGCTCACAACCCATTTGTATGAGCCGTATATTTCGTCCCCTATTACCAGAGAAACAGCAGTTCCATTAGTCTGGTACTCAGCGATTTTTGAATATACATACGTCGGATCGGCCCCAAGATACATTGAAATTTTAATAGACATTGATATACTTTCAGGCTCAGAACCGGTAAATTCAAGAAGTCCTGTTCTTAAATGAACACTATGCGTTTGAAACGTTGCAGATTTACTTCTGGAGAATTTATTTATAGTCATTATTGTTCTTGATGATACCTCGAAAACAACATCTCCAAGTGTGCCTATTATCACTATAACGCCCCCAATACATATCCAGTAGGAGAGAAGCCGGAATCAAAAATGCAAAGAACTTTGTCGTTGATATCAGGAAACCATGGCGATATGATTATGTCATGCTGGTGTTCCTCAAATGAGCCATCGCCGCTTCCGCCACCTTTAAGTTCAGTTTGCTGTATTGCTCCTTTGGATGGAATGAATGGTGGATTTTTGATTACTCTCATCCAATCAGAAACGATATTGACATCCTCAAAAAGAACGCGGACAAGGCGGTTAGAAGGGTCTTGAGCTGTAACCTTACCGATTCGTAATCTTTCTTCTTCCATGTATATCCTCCTAATATCCGAGTATCTCGTTAACTCTTGCCTGAACCTCTTCATAGCTGTATCCGGCTTCCGTAAGCCTGCGCCGGCGTTCAGAACCGTTGCCCCAGTTTCCTCGTATAACTTCTCTGGCAATATCGTCAATATTTTTACCGTCCTTGTTTGAAGATGAATTATCTTTATCAAGGTCGGCCGCAAGAGCTACACGAAGAGTTATATCCGTAGTATAGCCGGATTTGCTGACTTGGTGTTTTGCCTGCTTAATAACATATTTACCGTCAAAAGCACCCCATTTTTTAAGCTCGACCACACATCCCGCAAGCAGAGAAGTGTCGCCGGGAAAAGTAAATGTAGCGGTTTTTTCGTATTTGTTATGCAAGCGGAGCATTTTTTCGGCCAGCAAGCGCGCTTGTTCTGTTGAAGCAACTGTCTGCTTGATTTCAAGACATTGATTGTCCTTGTTGTCCTTATCGTAATCGTCGATATATGCCGTAGCTTGTATGATGGTTCCGTCGTTTTTAACGCAGCTTACTCGACAACTTGCGTATCTGTCGTTTGAGGCGGTTGAAAGTTTATACTTTATATAGCCGCCTTCTGTGCCGCGTTCTATTGTACGTACAGATTTCTTTTTCTCATATTCCGCCTGGTCGAAAATAATAATGATATTGTTAGAGACCTTTAAGGAACAGCCGTTGTCGTGACACAGCTTTTTAAGAAATTCAATGTCGCTGGTTCTGTATTGCTCAACACGCTTATATAACGGGTCTGCTTCGCTGAGATACATACAGGTCATTCCGTTGCGTTCAGCTATCTCATTAGCAATGCCGGAAAGAAAATACGATTCCCACGATTTACTCTTTTTCATCTGTCGTATCGTGCTTGAATAGGGCAGGGAAGTGGCTTTTATGTTGATTACGTTAGGAGGCCCTGAGGCAGAAATCTGGTCAAGCGAGAACTGTCCGCACTCCAAAATATCATCTTTGCCGTCACTGTTCCAATTCTGACGAATAATTACCGCCTGGATTTTCATTCCCTTTGAGGTCTTTTGGCCGTTGGAATCACTTTCGGATAATTTGCCATCCTCAAGAGCCTTAAGATAAGACGCTTTTACATATGCGTTTTTATCATCATAAGTGATATTGGCCCATCCGCCGGATATGGACTTGACTGTTACTATCGTGCCATATGGCAGAGTGCCATATTGGTAGTACTGGTCGCCGGCACGACTGCGAACGGCAAGCCCGCCCTTGGCAATCACTTTGTATGGTTTCGAGGCTTCCTTCTTGTCACCTGATTTTGGAATGGGAGTATCTGCCGCCGCTTGTATAGCATCGTTCATCCACTTTTCAATCCAAATTCCGTCTCGGTCCTGTAATTTGATTTGCAAATCGTCCGTTTCGTCCTCCTCATTATCCGTATAGGATAGTGATATCAGGTAATTTTTCATTGACTTTGTAATGTCAGTACCGGCGAATTTGACTTCTATATTTGTACGCCTTGCAAGGTCCTTATCACTCATCCGCTAACCTTCTTCCATGGCGGTAGGTCGTTCGATGTTACTATTTCCTGTATATCAGGAATTTCTATTTCACATCCGGAGGAGAAAACATATACATCTTTGTACTTTGGATTAGCAGACATAATAAGGTCTGTGTATTTAACGTCTCCAAGTTGTGAAAAAGCTATGCTGTCCCACATATCACCAAGAACGGTATGATAGGTTTTGCTCATACATAAGCACTCCTTTTAGCGTCTATTCCTGCTTCTTCAAGCGCGTCAATAATTTCGTCTTTCAGCTCGTCCGCGAAGTATCGCAGACGTTCCTCAATGTTTTCACTTTCGGCGCCTGTAACAGTAAACGACGGCGAAATAGTTATTCTTACGGTCTGACCACTGCTATAATATGGAACTGACGGCTCTGCATTAACTGGACTTACTGGTATAGCACTTTCAGTTCTACTGAGACCGTAAAGTGCATTATTTTCCTGCAATAATAGTCTTGTTTTTTCAGCTGTCAAAACCTTTTCTCCGCCCCCGAACATAACAATTTCGGGGCCGTTTTCACCAACAAGAGCGGCGCCTGGAATAGCTTTGTCCGTTCCTTCAGCATAAGCTGACATGGTGACATATGATACTTGTCCTCCATATCCTCCTGCTCCGGAAACACTGGGTTTTATTGTACCGTGATTATTGTAAAGCGCCATAGCCACAAGCGAGGACAGCCTTTCAGCTTCCTTGACAGCTTCATCGGTACCGCTTCTTATCGCCTCAACGTAGGCTTCAACGGTCTGTTCGGCGGCGTCCGCTGCCTCATCAGAAAGATTGAGATCTTCAACGGCAGTTTCAAGCTCGCCCCTCATTTCGCCGTACTGTTCCGAGAATCCGGTAGAAAGCTCTGAAACAGAATCAACAGCTTCCTGCTGAAATCTTTTGACCTCTTGCCAGTTCTTCACCATCTCTCGAAGGTCTTCATCACTTGCGGCTGCCATGCCGGCGATCGCATTGACACTATCCTCGCTACCATCGGCAAAGGAAGCAATTATATCGCGCAGACCCTCGATATCGTCTACTCGTCCAAGAAGGTTTGTAAGGTCGGTGTTGTAGTCAGACCAGTAGGAAGTCTGCGTTTCAAGCGCGGTGTTGATATCTTCTATGTTCTTCGGAATTACTACGGCTGCAGTGTCCCAAAGCTCATACTGACCGTTTATGCTGTTGTAGGCAGATTCGTACACCTCGTTGTAACGCTCTACAAGTCCTGCTAAGCTGCTTGCGGTTTCGTCTATCTTAGAAGCGACATCGATTTCCTCAACTGTCACGCCATAAGTGTCTGCGGCTTCATTTGCACTGAGCCAGCCATTCTCAACAGCAGTAATCGCACTTTCAAGATTGTCGCTGTATGAAGACAGAGCGTCCGACGATTCCTGAAGCATATCAGGATCAACGCCGAACATTTTCGCCGCAGCATCTATATCGAGGTCACCGGCTTGAACCAGCTGCAGAGCCTTATTCAGATTTGCAAGACCTTCGTCGCTTAATTCCTTGGTGACAACATTGGCTTCATCTATGACATTTATGTAATCTTTGAGTTCTGCGTTAATACGGTCTATTTCAGCTTGGTTTTCGATGCTCTCATTGTTAAGTGCTTCAAGATCAGCCTCAAACTGCTTGATTTGCGCTTCGGCGTCCTTAATGGTCTTTTTGTACTCACTAATCCTTTGATTGTTATTTTCTAATGATTGCGTGACATTTTTTCCAGATACGCTTTTCAAAAACAGCTCGTCATGCAGCTTCTTCTCAACATCCAAGGCTTTCTGCGCTTCGTCGTATGCCGCCAAGGCTGCTTTTTTCTCATTTTCAAGAGCCTTTATATCGTTTTCAATTTGCTCACGCTTTGCGCTTCTTTCTCCAAGGATAGTAAAATTCTGCTGATTCTTCTGAGCTTTATACTGAGCTTTCGCATACTCTTCCAAGGATTCAGTAGCCATTGACAAGGAGCCGGATACCGCATTGTAGTTTAGGTCAAGGTCCGGAAGCTCCTTATTGAGTAGCTTTATGATGGATGCAATCTCAGCCTGAGATTCCTTTGCAGTTGTTGAATTCTGGGTAAGTTCATCCAGCCTGCCAACAAGTGACATTACACTTGCTTCTTCGGTGTTTATTTCCTCGACGGCAGACTTGTGTGATTCAACCATTGAATTGTAGGAATCTATATCTTCCTGAATACCAGACATAAAGTCGGACATGGTCTGACTGTTGGCTTCATAAGAGGCTGTAAGTTCATCAACTTGAAGCCTTAATTCCTGCGCTTGCCACGAAGTCTCACCATATGCCATACAAGCACGTTCGTATTCCAAGGTAAGATCACTAAGTTCGTCACGCTGTCTTTGAGTAGCATATGTAACTTGCTCAGCTTCTTCTTTTTCTTTTTTTGTGATCGAGACAAGTGCCGCAATGCCAACTGCAAGTGCCGATACACCTGCAATGACAAGCCCAATAGGATTTGCCGCCATAACCGCGTTTAACCCTGCATGAGCCGTCGTTGCCGCTCCTGTCGCCGCTGTTTCTGCAACTGTAGCCGCAGTATTGGCGGTGGTAGCGGCGGTTTCCTTAGCAGTGAGTGCAAGGTGTAAAGCCTGCACAACGTTCATGCCACTTTTGATGGCTTTGTATGTAGTGTAGACTGCCACAAGTGCGCCGACTTCGGCAGTAAGGGCGATAAAGAACCTAAGTACCTGCGGATGAGCCGTTAGAAATTCGTTGACTTCCGTGAGGATTTCGGTGCCGATTTTGGCAAGACCTTGGAATTCATTTTGATATGCTTCGCCGACCGTAGTCTTGACTGCGTCTGCTGCTGAATTAAGGAGAGTAAGCTGTCCCTGCAGATTGTTCAGCTTGATATCAGCCATGCGTTGAGCGGCACCGGCACTGTTGTTTATACTTTCGGTGAGCTTCTGATAATCGGCGTCGGTTGCGTTAAGTATAGCGAGCAGACCGTTATATCCGCGCTGTCCGGCAAGTGCCATAGCGTTGTTGACGCGCTCAGCGTCGGTCATTTGCTCGAAATATCTACGAAGGTCATCTATGGTGTCGCTAAAGGATTTCAGCGTACCGTCCGTATTTATCGTTGTATATTCAACTTCGCCAAAGGCTTCTGACGTCAGCGTGGCTCCTTCGAGCAGTCCGTTGAAAATATTTTTCAGTGCGGTACCGGCTAGAGAGCCTTTAACGCCTGA